GGAAATAAGTACATAGTTTCCGCTTCCTGCTATCCTTTGCTAATTGATCCTAACACTCTCAATTATGTCTCTGGGTGCAGGTAGTCAGCGGAGCGCTTATGCCAACTTAATTTCGAATTTGGATTCTGAGTCCACCTCCAAGCTAAAGCTGCTCAAAGGTGAAGAAGTATTAAAGATTGAATCTGAGGCAAATAATCTATATGATTATTTTGTTTCTGACGATGTTTATGATTTTCTCGCCAAGAAAGGGATTCCCCTTTCAAATCAATGCTTTAGGGTGCATTCACATCCAGCATCTAAGATTATAGAAAATTATTTTCTTTTTGGTGTTCTTTCGAATCATATTGTAAGCAATAGTATTTTTATTAGTCTTAAGGAGTCTAAGTTAATTAGATTAGGTGTTAGAAAGGCCAATTTGAAGCAAAATGTAAATTTGGTCAACAGATTGATTCATGCTAAGGATTCTCTTCGTTATGCTGACCCCATCAGGAATTTGGATTTCACCACTTTAGATTCTGAAATGATGGGTAAGCTTAAAACAGCAAGTAGAGTCTTTGTGCATGATGAGATACATTATTGGTCTTTAGTAGATTTTCAAAATTTCTTAGGTCTAATAGAAGGTCCACTCTTGTACACCATAATCTACCCACCAGAGGTACATTTGGGATATGAGAGTTCTCTGCACCCTGAGCTGTATGAATTCAGATATATTAAGGATCGGAGTGCATTCATTTGGGCGCCAGATGGTAATTACGGTGCAAGCTACACTCAGCCTGTAAATCCTTGGCTTTTAAGCACCAATAAGCTTCATGATTCAGATGGGAGAAGTTGGACTTTAACAAAGCTTGAGACGATCGGTTCTCACCATCTCTTTCTATGTGTGCCGGGTTCCAGGATAGTAGAGGATCAGTACATTTTCACTGATTTCACATTGGTGGATCCTCGTCTATTCTCATCATACGCCAATAGGAACCCGAGGTTGAGGGCCTCTTTTGTGAGGAGAACAGCACACTACTTGATGGCTCTTAAAAAGGCAGATAGTGCTAGCGCCGTCAGCAAGCTGAGGCAGCTTTCAAAGAGTGACGAGACCGCTGATGAGATTCTGTTTGTAGGTGGTCTGGCTAAGTGCATTAGTGAGCTTAAGTACTTCAACAATGTCTCAGGTCTATTGGACCTCGGAGAGGTACTTAAGAATACTTTTGAGCATATGTTCCTCAGCGGGATAGCACTCTATCTGGTTGATAAGCAAGCTTATCACATGCAAAAGATGCGCTTGGATCTCAAGAACCTCGTAACCCCAACCCTGGTGGTAAGTTGCAGCTTCAAGGAGTACAAGGGGAGAAAGGCAGGTAGCTTCACAAAGATGGAGGATTATATGGATCAAGTGTTTCTAGGGGAGCTCACAGGAGAATTTCAGCCACAGTATGCAATGATCCCAATGTTTGAGAGGGATCCATACTGCATCGTTTTTGAGGAAGGGAAGGAGGTGCTAGAAATCCCAAAACTGGAAAGGGAATGCTGCAGATTCAAGCAGATGCTCGGGCGTCCAAAGGTGGAGGAACAGAGACCCTTCTATAGTGCTGAAAGACCCTCAGATTCAGATACCTTTGTTTACATGGAGACACTGCCAAAATACTTCATGAAAGTGATGCTCATTGGGGATGGTGAAGCCCACACCCTGTATGATGAGGGTCTAATAGACGCTGCTGAGTACATTAGACGCTGTCAAGCAACTAATTCAACCAGTACTGAGGTGGTCCAAGAACAGATTCTGGAAGCATTGATTGATGAGGAAGTACCAGTGGAGGAACAGATGGAACTGGGTAGCACACTCGAAGCTGTTACCGAAGCTAAGAAAAATCTGTGTCTTCTAAAGCCCCTAGCTGAGCATCTCAAGATAGATCATCCCATTCTCGTTGGGCACATGGTGAGTATAGACAGTTCTTTCGCCCGTTTCCTAAATGATGATGGTCTAGGTTTGCCTGGTCTGCTAATGATAGCAGCAGCCAAGAATATGACCGTATCCATTTCTAGGAAGGGTGGGGGTTATGTGCACATTGATGGAGATTTCAGCCCTCTGGGCATAGAAATAACTGGTAATCATGCCACACTAGTTCCTTATGAGCGCCTTAGGAATGATCCAAAGGATATGCTAAAAATTTCTGAAACCTGTGGAAGTCTGATGTACACAGTTAGGGCTGAGAGAGCAATGAGGCTTGTTACTGCATTCAAGAAAGGGTTCACCGGTGTCATGCTGAACGAATTCTTGAAGAAATGGGAGAGAGTTGAGTCGAGGGTGTCTGGTACCCATGAATTAACACTGAGTTCGTTCTTGGGTTTCGCCGGTTGTGGTAAAACTACTTTCCTCCTGAAGATGCTCAAGTGCAACACCGGGATGACTGCCACGGTAGTAAGTCCAAGGCGCAATCTTGCTGATGAGTGGGCTAAGGATCTTGAGGGTACATCACACAACGTCTATACCTTTGAGAAGTACCTGAAAGGGGCCTCGAGCTGTGATCTGCTCGTGATAGATGAATGTGGTCTGTACCCCCCTGGCTACATAGATCTCGTCTATTTCATGAAAGAGTTCAAACACGTGGTTATTCTAGGTGATCCCCTGCAGTGCTCATACTACAATGAGAAAGATAATATACTCCTGAAAGAGAGCGCTGAGCTGTTTAAGGAATTGACCCTACCTACCACTGATAAATGTGTTTGTGGACTCACCATGGAAATAAAGGAGTATACTGGCCCATCGTTTTCAAATGAATTCGGTACTGGTGATAAGTTGAATGGCAGGGATGCCTGGTTTTATAGCAGGGGCGGTGAAGGGTACACTTACTCCAAGATAAGTCATTCATCTAGGGGTTGGAACAAAGAACTGGATCAGGTGATTCTGGCCTGTGGGTACGAGCCAAGCATGTTTGATCATTGTCTCGCCCAAGAGTATACCAAGGGTGGAAAAATCGGATTTCACTCTGATGATGAAAAATGCTACCCCATTGACAATCCGATTCTCACTGTGCAACTGGATGGGGCCTGCCACTTTAGCATATCTTGCAAGAAGGGGTCAAAGACGTTCAGCATTGACGGCCCTAAGTTTTTCTTGATGAAGAATGGTATGCAGAGGAGTCACAAGCATGCGGTGGAAGCTGACAAGCCACGCGCCAGCCTCACCTTCAGGTCAACTAAGCCCTTGCAGCTGAGTGAACCCATAGAGGAGAATGTAGGGTGTCCATACATGATGTTCACCAACAGGCTTTCGAGGAAAAACAGCATCTTTGGAGTCAAAGCACACGGTACCGGTGGATTTGAGGTGAAGGAGATTAATACCTTAAATCAAGATCTGCCTACTATATGCTTCTGCAGAGATTTCCTTGAAAAGAAGAAAGAAATGAAAGAGATAATGACTGTCAGTCAGTCCCAGGGGCTTAGCAGGAAACTGGTTCAGTTGGTCCTAGATACAGGGAGCATCAGTGCTGAAGATACCAATGTCATAACCGCACTAACCAGAGCCAGAAACGGTATCCACATTTTCTATGATGTACCCAAAGGGGTTGTTCTGGGCACTGCTAGAAGTCGGGTACTGAAGTCATTCTTGAAGCAGGAGGTGGTGGATAAAAAGATGCTAATGCTAATATTGAGTGAACAGACTAAACTCAAATTCCATCTCCTAGAGGAGAACAATCAAATTGGATCAACAAGGGCTGAAATCGAGGAGAAGCTTGCAGGTGATCCCGGTCTCAAAGCAATGCTCACTATCTTGGATGCAGAGGAGATGGAGGAAGAGCTGATGGAGCCCGAGGTGTGTGATGAAGTGAGTAGGACCCATCTGGCTTTGTCGGAATTTAGAAATGAGCTGTTCCCAACTGAGCTGAAAGCCAAGGAGGATCGTGAAGCTCATATTCATAATGTTGGTTTCAGCAACCAGATTCGGGATGATGTTCCAACAGAAAGAGTTGCCGGACCCTACGGGCCAAGCAGCATCTACCTCCACCACACATCAGAGGATGATGTAACTTTCATCCTATCCATCAGGAAGCGTTTGAGGTTTGCCGATTACGAGAAGAATAGCAGGGCTTTAGCGATGAAAGGTCACATTGGTGAACAAATCTTCGAGGTGTTCTCAAGAAGAATAGGATTAGGTCATGTCCCTCAAGTGGATCAAACCGAAACTGATCTCTTGTTCACACAAAAGAGGATAGAGAAGAGTGCTGCATTACTGGAGGCCCACTCTATAAGGTCAGATGCTGATTGGCCTTCAAATATCATAAAGATCTTCATCAAGAACCAATGCTGCACCAAGATGGAAAAGAGGGGTATTGATGCTAAGGCTGGCCAAACCATAGCTTGTTTTGCACATGCTGTGCTCTGCCGATTTGGTCCGCTGCTTAGAAAGACTGAGCTGCAATTCCGGAAGATGATACCAGAACACATCTTGATCTTTTCTCAGAAGAATTATGATGATCTTGATCACTGGGCTAAAGATTACTTCCTCGATTTTACAGGCACTGATAGTGACTATGAGGCCTTCGACCGCTCCCAAGATGCAACAATACTTGGTTTCGAGAGGAGCTTCTTGCGGTATTTCGATTGGCCTGAGGAGATGATCAATGAGTATGTCGAGTTGAAATTGAGGATGGGTGGTGCACTAGGCGATCTGGCTATCATGAGGTTTTCTGGGGAGTTTGGCACTTTCTTCTTTAACACAATATGCAACATGGCATTCACCTATCTTAGGTACAAGATCGGCCCCTATCAACCTCTTGCTTTTGCAGGTGATGACATGGTGGCCCCAGGCAAGTTGGAGGTGGATATGACATACCATGATCTTCTCAGTCTGCTCCAATTGAAGGCTAAGGTAAACTACAGTGATCAACCACTCTTTTGCGGTTGGAGGTTGAGCCCTTTTGGAATAGTTAAGGATCCAAATCTACTTTTAGATAGACTGGAGATGAAGAGAGCAGAAGGAACATTGGAGCTCTGCATAGCAAACTATGCTCTTGAAGCTAGTTATGGCTATAAATTAAGTGATCATCTTCATCTTCTGAATATAGATTTGGATGCCTATCAGGAGTTGGTGAGAAAGATCATCAAATTGAAGTGCAAGCTACCTCTTAACATCAGTGCACTGTATTCTGCTGAGGAAGATATAATCTCTGATGGTGAAGGCTAATTCTCACATGTTCAATGGATGAGGTAATTAGAGATAGATTTACCTTAGAAGAGCTTGTAGATATTTATAATAGTTTGGTAGTTAGTGATATAGCTATACCAGATGATTTAGATTTTCTTTTGAGGTTAGGTAGTTCTGATAGTTCTGCGGTAGCTTTGAGAAACTATCTCTTGGGGAATTATCCAAATCGGGTCCAGAAATTCATTTATTCCCCAACTTTAGTGACTCAACCAGCTTACCCTGAACTAGGTGATGCCCAGCGGTTGACTGAACTCCTGGGTTTTTCAGTTGTGACTAGTGAGAATCTCAGATCCCTCCACAGGTTCTCTGGGGGAAATCTCATGCATCTTTCCGTTATCACCGGGCAAAGGATTGTGATCATGAATTACAAACTCAATAGGATCAATCTCAATTGCCCTCACATCCACCAGGCCCTTCATGGTATCAAGATTCTATCGAACTGTGTCTTCTTGGTTTAAGATACAACCGGTGGGTAATAATGGAGCGAGTTGAGAACAAAGTTTTTAAGATTAGAAACTTGAAAAATGGTCTCTCAAACCTCCAGGATTTTGAAAAGATTGTCGACAAGAAAAAGGTCTATGAGCTTGGGGTGCTGGATGAGATCTTCGGGCCAAAAAGGGTCTTCAAATGTGCTATCTGTAAGGAGCTCACAGTTGAGTCTGGGGAGATTAATGCTCAAATGGACTTATTTTGTGAGGAGACTCTCGATGGAATTGACCCTGAAGCTTACCCTTTTATGCACTTTGGTTGTCTCGCTCTGGGCTTTATGGGTCTTGGAAGTCGGCTGGATGGTTGCTATGTAGCTCAAGTCATCGATACTAGAAGGAGGGAGGGGTCCAATGTCCTATCTTCCTTCCGCTTCAAATGCAAAGATGGAGTGAGTGCATACATAGACTTCCCGGACTTTTGTGTCGCCACTACGGATATAATGGGGGGCTTTACAATATCTATTCGCCTACGTTCTGAGGGTATAGATTTTGTCGATGGTTCCCACCCACTGGCCCTAAACGTTGTCGCACTATGTCGCTTCATGGATGATAAACTGGAGACCAAGATGCTGATAAAGAAGCATGGGAAGAGAATATACCAGGCCGTCGGACAAGTTGAGATTCTCAACCCTGAGATTGGGGATCTCCGCCTCAATGATTCTCCAACTGGGGAAGAATTTAATAAGACTATGTTCGACGTCGCGGAGATAATAAGGAAGATCAGATCAAGTGTTGGTCAACAGAGGACAGGGGTCATCAAGGATGGGAGAGGAATCAAAGAAGATGAGGCTAGCAGTACTGACGCTGCTAAGTGTGAAGCACCCGGCTCTAAAGTCAGAGCCCTCTTCTGATGAGGAAAAAGAGCTTAACCATAATATACTTAGTAATATATTCGGTAATATAGGTATAATAGGTACTAGTGCTAAGATAAGTAACTATCCAGAGTCAATAAGGTGTTATGATCTCTCTGCTGGTCGTTTGAATCCGAACCTACTCAAAGGTGAAGATATCAAACTTGGAGAGATTCTAGTCACCATGATAGTGGTCTCTAAAGCTGCTGATGGTCCTCCAATGGGCGGTGCAACCCTGCGTCAAATGTGTGAACCTTTTGCAAATGAGGCTTACCATTATCTGAAGGCTGCAGCTAATAGTGGAGTATACACCAATTTGGCAAAGAAGATGACAAGAGCAGGGAACAAGGAGCCCCAGGTAATGTTTGACTTTTCAAAGGGTCTCGCAATATCTAGGCTTACCCGTTCTGAGGCTAGTGTCATGCAGGTCATGCATCAACGTGTCTTTCGAACTGAAGGGGCCAAAGGTGTGTTTGAAGCTCAAAGCAATGTGGCCGAAGGACCTGTGGAGGTGTAGTCTGAGGCAGTTAAGGGGTTCACTGTACTATTAATAATGAATAGATTAGGTGAGTCTAAGAGTGCCGCTAAGCGTCGTGCAAAGCGGTATGGTGTCTGTTATAATTGTGCTAAGTCAGTTTGTGTTTGTGTTAGAAATAACTGTAGCCCTTTTGACCGAACTGATTGGAAGTGTTACAATGCTATAAGGTTACCTGCGACTAGATATCTGATCGAAAGCAGGGGCTCTTATTTGCATAAAGCATCACAATTAGCCCTCGATGATCTCGAGGCTATTGGTATAAAGGGTTACGAAAAATATATAAGATATAATAAAGAACAAAAAGGTTGTAGATCTCCAGAGGAAACTCCAGAATTCTACTCCTTTAATAACGAGAGGGGACATGCTTAGCCTTCCCCCTTAGTGTACAAGGCGAAATAACACACAGTGCATGTGCGCTGTAT